TAGGCTTTCTAGGTATTATTATATTAACCAACTGCCACTTAGATATTAATTAACATATGTAAAGTATAATGACCTATAGGATAGTTGTACTATCTCACTTGGGGGCGATGAAAAACGCATGACCTAGAATGCCTAGATGACCTAGCGATGACCTATCGCTCCCCAAGCCCCGCGCATCACGCCTATGCGTTACGTAACAGAACCCGTTGCGTATCATGTTAGCAGCTAGCTGGCGCCGTCGCGCTGGCGCGATGTTTTTCGCATGACCTATTTGACCTAGATGACCTATCCGCGCGACCAGGCGGAATGTTACGTTATAACGTAACAGATTATGCTGCAATGCAACATAAACACCTGGACATCTGAATAGCTATTCAGATGTTCACGCCTGCCCCGCCCATCCGGCCGCGCGCCGAAGGCCGGGGGGAGGAGGGCCGGCGGGGACCCCGTCCCGGTCACGGAGGGTCCGCAAACAATTTTTTATTTTTTGCAAACCCAACCAGCCATGCTATACAAAATCTATGGCAGTCTTTTCGCTCCCCTATGAGCCGCGCAAATTGGAAGCCACCGAGGCGCGGCTTGAAGCCATCTATCACGCCGCGCGTAATGGATTGCGTGGCGAGGCGTTGGCGCTCGCATCCGGCATGACGCCGACCGAATACCGCGCGCTGTGCGAGTTCGACCCGCTGGCGGCGCTGGCCGCGGAGAAGGGCCGGGCCGACGGCGAGATGGAAATGTCCAAGGTGCTGCATGACGCCGCCCGCGCCGGCGACGCCAAGGCGGCGCTGGATGTGCTGAAGCACGTCCATGGCTGGGTCGCCAAGCAGGCGGTGCAGGTCGAGGTCAACCAGACCATCTCCATCACCTCCGCACTGCAAGAGGCCCAGCGGCGCGTCATCGAGGGGGTAACGGTGCCGGATGAAGACTTGCTGTCGTCGAATAGGGTAGAAAATGCAGACCACACGGTATAGCGCCGACGACGAAATGGAACTGATGAGCCGGCTGTGGACGCCGGCCATCAAGGACGACCCGCTGAAGTTCGTGTTGTTCGTGTTCCCGTGGGGCCAGCCTGGCACACCGCTGGAACACTTCGACGGCCCGCGCAAGTGGCAGCGCGAGGTGCTGCAACGCATCGCCGACCATGTGAAGCAGAACAACGGCAAGATCGACTTCGACACGCTTCGAATGGCGACATCATCCGGCCGCGGGATCGGCAAGTCGGCCTTAGTCAGTTGGCTGGTCATCTGGATGCTGACCACGCGGATTGGCTCGACAACCATCGTGTCGGCCAACTCCGAGGCGCAGCTTCGGTCGATCACATGGGCGGAAATTACCAAGTGGCTCTCGATGGCGCTTAACAGCCACTGGTTCGAGGTCAGCGCCACGCGGCTGATGCCGGCCAAGTGGCTGACGGAACTGGTGGAGCGCGACCTCAAGATGGGCACCCGGTACTGGGGCGTCGAGGGCCGGCTGTGGTCGGCGGAGAACCCCGACGCCTACGCGGGGGTCCACAACTTCGCCGGGGTCATGCTGGTGTTCGACGAAGCCAGCGGTATCGACGACAGCATCTGGTCGGTCGCGGCGGGCTTCTTCACGGAGAACACGCCGCACCGCTTCTGGCTGGCGTTCAGCAACCCGCGGCGCAACAGCGGCTACTTCTACGAGTGCTTCCACTCCAAGCGCGACTTCTGGGACACCAAGATCGTGGACGCGCGCACGGTCGAGCATACGGACAAGCAGGTCTATCAGCAGATCATCGACGAATACGGCCCCGACAGCACCCAGGCCCACGTCGAGGTGTACGGTCAGTTCCCCAACGCGTCCGACGACCAGTTCATCGGGGCCAGCACTGTCGACGACGCCATGCGGCGGCCGCAGCACAAAGACCCGTCGGCGCCCATCATCATCGGCGTGGACCCGGCACGGTTCGGGTCCGACAGCACGGTTATCGCCATCCGGCAGGGACGCGACATCGTGGCGATCAAGCGCCACAAGGGCGACGACACCATGACGGTGGTGGGCCACGTCATCGACGCCATCGAAACGTACAAGCCGGCGTTGGTGGTGATCGACGAGGGCGGCCTAGGCGCCGGCATCGTCGACCGGCTGAAGGAGCAGCGGTACAAGATCAAGGGGGTCAACTTCGGGAACAAGTCGAAGAACCCGCTGATGTGGGGCAACAAGCGGGCCGAGATGTGGGGCGAGATGCGGACCTGGCTGAAGGACGCGTCCATCCCGCTGGACCGCTACCTCAAGAACGACCTGACCGGGCCGATGATGAAACCGGACAGTAAAGGGACTATCTTCTTGGAAAGCAAAAAGGATATGAAGGCCCGCGGGCTGGCCAGTCCTGACGCGGCCGACGCCATCGCGGTGACGTTTGCGTTTCCTGTGGCCCACCGGGAATTTGTTGACAGGGCACCGCGCAGGGCCTATGCTCCGGGCGGAATTTCAAACTCTTGGATGGGGGCGTAACCATGGCCTACACGAAACCAATCGGCGTAGCGTTCACCGATCAGGACATCAACGGCGCGAATGTTGTGCTGGTTGACGAGCAGCTTGGCTACACCGCCGCCGGGCAAGGCACTGTAACGCAGGATACCAGCAAGTCGACCGCGGTGACGCTGAACAAACCCGCTGGGCAGATCACGATGAACAACGCGTCGCTGGGCGCCACGACCAACGTGACGTTTACGCTGAACAACAGCTACATCAGCGCCAACGACGTGATCGTGTTGAACGTCAACGGCGGCACGACCGCGGCCTACAACGTCTACACCAGCGTCCTCGGCGCCGGCACGGCGTCTATCACGCTGCGGAACATCACGGCGGGCGCGCTGTCCGAAGCGGTGGTGCTGAACTTCGCGCTGATCCACTGCGCCTAACACTCTTACCGGCACAGCGGGGACGCGATGGCCAAGAAAAGTGTTTCGCTGGCCGTAGGCCGAGGCGAGAAGCTACCGACCGATAAGGGTGCGGGCCTGACCGCCAAGGGCCGCGCCAAGTACAATCGTGAGACAGGCTCCAACCTGAAGCCTCCGGCCCCCAGCCCCAAGACCGAGGCGGACAAGGGGCGTAAAAAACGTTTTTGCGCTCGCATGGGCGGCGTGGTAGCCAAGGCTGAGAACGCCGACAGGGCGAAGGCCAGCATGAGAAGGTGGAAGTGCTAATGGCAAAACCGGGTCTATACGCCAACATCCACGCCAAACGGGAGCGCATCGCGGCCGGGTCTGGCGAGAAGATGCGTAAGGTCGGCTCCAAGGGCGCCCCTACCGCCGCGGCGTTTCGTGAATCTGCCAAGACGGCCAAGCCAGCCAAGAAGGGTAAGTGACATGCCGCTGGTAAAGTCCACCTCCAAGGACGCCTTCCGCAAGAACGTGAAGGCCGAAATTGCTGCCGGCAAGCCGGCAAAACAGGCTGTAGCCATCGCGTACGCAACCAAGCGCGCAGCGGCTAAGAAAGGCAAGTAATGGCCGCCAACGATGTAGAAGCCGCAGGAAAAGTATCGGACAGCGACGACAAGGATCGGCTGTCGGTCATGCGCCGGCGCTACACCATGGCGCTGTCGGCCTACTCGGACAGCCGCGAGGACGAACTGGACGACCTGCGCTTCATGGCCGGGTCGCCTGACAACCAGTGGCAGTGGCCGGCGGACGTGCTGGCGACCCGCGGGTCTGTGCAGGGTCAAACGATCAACGCGCGGCCGTGCCTGACGATCAACAAGCTGCCGCAGCATGTGCGCCAGGTGACCAACGAGCAGCGGCAGAACCGGCCGACCGGCAAGGTGATCCCGGCCGACGACCGCGCCGACGTGCGCGTGGCCGAGATATTTGACGGCATGGTGCGGCACATCGAGTATATCTCAGACGCCGACGTGGCTTACGACACGGCCTGCGACAACCAGGTCACCTACGGCGAAGGCTACATCCGCATTCTGACGGAGTACGCCCGCGAGGACAGCTTCGACCAGGACATCAAGATTGGGCGGGTGCGGAACTCGTTCTCCGTCTACATGGACCCGGCCATCCAAGACCCGTGCGGCGCCGACGCCGAATGGTGCTTCATCACCGAAGACGTGAGCAAGGCCGACTATGAACGCATGTTCCCAGATGCTGCGCCGATTTCTAGCCTCATGTCGCAAGGTGTGGGCGACCAGAGCCTTTCTCAATGGCTCTCGGAAGACATGGTACGTATCGCCGAATACTTCTACTACGAACACGAAAAAGCAACGCTGAACCTCTACCCCGACAACATTACAGCCTTTGCCAATTCGCCGCAGGACAAGCAACTGAAGGCGATGTTTGGCAAGCCGCTGCGTAGCCGCGCGGTCGACCGCAAGAAGGTCAAGTGGGTCAAGACCAACGGGTTTGAGGTGCTGGAAGAACGCGATTGGGCAGGCAAATACATTCCCGTCGTGCGCGTAATCGGCAACGAGTTTGAGGTTGACGGTCAGCTTTACGTGTCGGGCCTTGTGCGGAACGCCAAGGACGCCCAGCGCATGTATAACTACTGGGTCAGTCAGGAAGCCGAAATGCTGGCTTTGGCCCCCAAGGCGCCCTTCATTGGCTATGGCGGCCAGTTTGAAGGCTACGAGATGAACTGGAAAACGGCCAACACGAACAACTGGCCGTACCTAGAGGTCAATCCCGACGTTACGGACGGCGCTGGAAGCCCTCTGCCGCTTCCGCAGCGCGCACCGCCGCCGCTGGCCCAGACCGGCCTCATACAAGCTAAATTGGGCGCTGCTGACGACATCAAAGGCACCACAGGCCAGTACGACAGCAGCCTCGGGGCGCAGAGCAACGAGCGGTCTGGCCGGGCCATTCTGGCGCGCGAGAAGCAGGGCGACACGGGCACCTACCATTACGTCGACAACCTGTCCCGCGCGATCCGGCACGTCACCCGGCAGCTTGTTGACATGATCCCCAAGATTTACGACACCGCCCGCGTGGCGCGTATCGTGGGCCTAGACGGCGAAGTTGGCATGGTGCGGATCAATCCGACCCAGCCGGAGCCGGTGAAGGAAATCCGCGACGAAAACGGGCTTGTGATCGACAAGATTTACAACCCGTCGGTCGGCGTTTACGACGTGTGCGTGACCACTGGGCCAGGCTACATGACCAAGCGTCAGGAAGCCTTGGACGCCATGTCGATGCTTCTGCAATCCAACCCGCAGCTTTGGACGGTCGCCGGTGATCTGTTCATCAAAAACATGGATTGGCCGGGCGCGCAGGAGATGGCGGCGCGGTTCGCTAAGATTATTGATCCAAAGGTTATGGAAGGCGAAGACCAATCGCCAGAGATGCAGATGGCCAAGATGCAGATCGAAGCCCTGACCAAGGAACTGAACCAAGTCGTCGGCATGTTGCAGCGCGTCGAGCAGTCGATCGAGGCGCAGGAAGTGCAGATCAAGGCCTACGACGCCGAAACCAAGCGCATTTCCGCGGTCCAGGCCGGCATGACGCCCGATCAAATCCAAGACATTGTGATGGGCACCATCGCAGCAGCCATGGATACCGGCGATTTGGTTGGCCCCGGCGGCCCAGTTTCACGTGAAATGCCGGAAATGCAACCGGAAATGGGCGGTATGCCGCCTCAAATGCCGCCAGGAGGCCCAATGCAATGAGTTGCGCTGAATTTATCGGCTGCATGTTTTTAGCCCGCGACGTGGCCCATTCGGTCCACCTGAACACCCGCAGTTTTGCCAAACACAGCGCGCTGAACGGCTTTTACGACGGTATCATTGACCTCGCGGACAAATTTGCAGAGGCTTATCAGGGCCGACACGGGCTAATTGGCCCAATTTCTTTGCATTCGGCGCGCAAAACCTCGAACATTGTCGAATTTCTTGAGGATAGCCTCAAAGAAATTGAAAACGAGCGTTACAAGGTTTGCGATAAGTCAGATTCTGCTTTGCAGAACATTATTGACGAAATAGTTGGGCTGTACCTGTCAACCCTATATAAGCTGAAGTTTTTGGCATGATCATCAATTTTGAAATCACCAAAGACGGCTTTACACACCGCGACGCGTTGGTGTTACCGGACAATCACAACCTGACCGAAGCTGAAATCGAAGCTATGAAACAGGCGCGATTTGACGCTTGGTATGCTCTTATGACGTTGCCACCGGGCGCTCTTGAAATGGAGAAAATGACCGATGGCTGATCGTTATTGGGTTGGCGGCACAGGCACTTGGAACACAACGTCTACAACGGTGTGGTCGGCGTCATCTGGCGGCCCGTCGGGCGCGTCAGTGCCTACCGCTGCGGATAATGTGATCTTTGACCAAGCGGCAACCTACACGGTCACGATGTCAGGCGCGCTAGCCTGCCTTAACTTTACTGTTACGGCAGGCACAGTAACATTTGCGTCCACAGGTTCCGTAACTGTTTCTGGCGATTTTACGCTGCGTACGGGTACAATTTGGACCAACTCCGGCACGTTGACGTTTAACTCTACCACGACGCAAAATATCACAACCGCCGGCACGTCTATGGGCGCAGCAATTATATTTAACGGTATTGGCGGCGCATGGACGTTGGTGGATGCGTTGACTATGCCAACGCGCATCTTGACGTTGACCAACGGCACGTTGAACATGAACAATAAAAACGTGACCTGTTCGGCGCTGTCTTGCAACAACAGCAACACCCGCGCAATCAATTTTGGCACTGGCCAATTTTATTGCGGCGCAAACGGCGCAACAACAGTAAATTTATCCACTGGCACTAATTTAACATTAACCGGTTCTCGTTTGATCGAAGCCACC